AGCCCTTGGGTCTTTATTTTTCTTACGTCGTACAATCTTTTTAGTGGCTGGATTGAAGGTAAAGAAGGTTGCATTATGACCAATTTGAAAACCAGTTATAATTTCAATACCTGATGGATCAAGTGAATACTGTTGCTCTGCTTCGCTCTGGTCTTTAGAGTCTTTAGTAACAATAGCTTCTTTTATTTCTTCTAGTGCCTTCAAATCCCAAGTTGGTTCGTATAGTGCGCCCTCTTTTTTGGCAATGCGGCGTCGTTCTTCTTCGGCATCGATAAGCTTTTCTACGTCAGTCTTTTGCCACCACGTGCGTACAAATAAATAGTCGCTATCGCTAGCAGATCTTTTGCCAGGTTGAATAAATACATCACGCCATGAGACGATTAAATAGTCTGGAAGCAGCTTGCCATCGTTGTAAGCTACTGGCGTAAAGACACACTGAGACCCAAATGACTCACCATTTTCAATAGTTATCCACATTTTATGGATCAGGTCATATTCGGCGTTGGCGTTAGGTAGGATTTCTTTTAAGTAAGCAAATTCAGCAATTATTGGCCATGGACTATATTCGTCAGAAGTAGAGACTACACCAGCCGGCAATTGCTGTACGGCACGACGTGCAGACTTAATGATAATTGAAGCTGCTGTACCGTCTGTAGTTTTAGGAAACGCTTTAGGTATTTTAGCGTGTGGCTTATTTCTGGCAAGACGGGAATACTCCTCAAAAGCCTGCGTTAGTTTTTCCGTATAGTCTTTTGAGGTGCTACATAGATCGAAAATGTTTTCTTCTGTTAAAAAAGAGAAAGCCACTGATTACTCCAAAGATTACTGTTGTTTCAGTAAACTCTGGTTTGTTTCAGTGGTTTACGCTTGTATTATATCACATTTTTAATCAGTTGTGAAAATAATCATTTTACCTGCTTAATTTTGGTATATTCAAATACGACGTCGAATGATCCTTTGTATGATATCCTAGCGCGTCCATCATAACGGATTGACGGATTGATAAGACTATCGTCGTTTTCAATTCTTAGTGTTAGCTCATCAACCTTATCGCGTGCTTCTGCCATAGATGCAACTCGAAAACGTTCTTCATAGTGTAGTTTAGTTGCTATAACAGTGTGATTTTGATAACTGTTTTCAACCACTACAGAAGTCTTGTCGTCTAACTGCTGTTGCTCTTTGACTTTTCCAAATTCTGGCACAAATTTTTTCATATTCCCCCTAATTAATTCCACATTGCTGTTAAGTCGCTATCTGCTAATGACTGATTGTACGAGGCTGAACCTACGTCATCTTCTGGTCGCTGAGCTAGCTGTACCTGATATGCTAGAGAGTCGCTCGCGTCGTCATTGGTTGCTTTAGGAAACATACTCAGTTCAAGCTCTAAGTCTTTACATAAGTTAGCGTCGCCATGTCTTATATGATAAATTCCTCCGCGTTCATATCTCGGCACTAGTGCTTCAATCCTCAATGCTTTACTGTGTCCGCCATGCTTCAATAATTCAACATCCATATAGACGCCTCTGCGCATCATCTCTTCATCCCAAACGGACTTCAGGGCTTGGGTAAACTGGTTGTCTTCAATTCCGATCTTGTGTAGATTGTACCTCTTCCAGTTTGTAAACATGAGGTCTACTAGGTCAGTCGCGGATAGTTTTGTGCGATAGCATATTACATTCCATTTACCTTCGCGGTCGATAAAATTAAGGGTTACACCAATGTAGTCAGTGCCTTGCTTTACGTCGTCTTTACCTCGCGGGTCAATCGTCATAACGTTGTAAGTGTCAAGCTGTAAGACGTTGCTGAATTCGCGGTATTTGTACCACGCTTGCTTGAATTTGCGATTCTCTTCATCGATTGGGTTTTGCTGATAGAGCGCTGAGAATTCATAACTGCCCATTTCTGCGCGTTTTTTCAGTAGCTTCTCAATTGAGAACTTCTCTGGCCATAGAGCCTCACCAGTTTTGCGGTGTTCGTCGTCTTCAGTAGCGATAGCTTTATATTCGATTATCTTCCAATCGTCGTATGCTTCGCCTCTAGCCTTAGCTTCTCGTGAGGCTTTGAGAACACGACCAGCTAGGTCATCGTCGTGCCAGCGCGTAAGAATAAATACGATCATTGAATTACCTTCCTCGCGTGTTGAGAAGGTTGACTTATACCAGCCGTCGCGGGCTTCGCGGATCACAGGGCTATCTGCTTCTTCACGGTTCTTGAATGGGTCATCGATAATACCAATTTTGAATCCACGACCAGTTAGCGCTCCACCAACACCGACGGCGGTGTAGCCGCCGCCCTGTTTTGTAATCCAGCGACCTTTTGCTCTAGCGTCGGCTCGTAAGCGTGTAGAAAACATCTTAGTGTAAGTAGCGGATTGCATTATATCCCTGGTTTTTTGTCCAAAATCTGATGCAAGCTCTGCAGAGTAAGATGAGACTACGATTGGAATATTCGGGCTTTTTCCTAGCACCCACGACGGGAATTTCTGCGTGGCTGTATCACTTTTGCCGTGGCGCGGCGGCATAAAAATCATCAATCGGACATCTTCGCCAGCTAACAATCGGCGATATCCTTGCTCCAACTCTTTAGCAATCTCAGCGTGGAACCACTCCAGTTGGTACTTTGGGTCTATAGCAATGCAGTACTCGGCAAAAGAACCGTTATCTGCAATTTCTCTAAGAATCCCGACGGTCTGCTCTGGCTTTAAGTAGTTGCTCTGCTTGTCTTGCACTTAGAGCTACTCCTATATCATTACCGTTTGTAGTCATATCCAGCTTGTCGCCGTAAACTTTTGGATTCATCTTAGACATCAGCCACTTGCGTGTGTCAATTCTTAAACGCGACCTCTGAACATTCTCGCTATTGAATATATACCCGTCACCCTCAAGTTTTTCCATGTAGTCATTGGTGGCGTTATCTGCAATATCAATAATCTCTTCAGCCTGCGCATATGATCGCTCTTCACATGCATGCGCGTATTGCTCACGAAACTTATCATTTTCTCGTAACCATCGAAAAAGTGTCTGCATAGAGACCATATCTTTTTCTTTGCATATAGATCGTACTGAATAGCCTTCTGCTATTTTCTGACATATTCTATCTGCTAGCTTATCAGAGTATTTTGTAGGACGCCCGTTCTTTTTAGGTGTTTTTGTAGGCGGCTTTTTAGAAGACTCAGGCTTGCTTTTGGCTGTAGTTTTGGACATAACCAACATCCTCGCTAGTCGCCCGCGTCTTGTGAGTTAATTAAATTATATCATATTGATAAAAATGTTATAATAATCTCAAGATGAACGAAAAACAATACCAAGAGGTTTCAATATACCTAGACGATTCTGGCGTTTTCTCTCTTAATTCTGGGCATGATTATTTTATATACGCTGGATATCTGTTCTTGGATAACCACGAGCGTATCACAGCAAGAGAGAGGTTCAAAACGATGTCTCAAGAGATAAAATCCAGTCTCGGTATGTCGATGGGATCGGAGTTAAAAGCGGCTGGCTTAGAGATTAAATACAAGAGAAGTCTGTATAATTGCGTCAAGTCATTCAATAGCCTTAGTGCTACAGTGAAGCTGCCTGACGTCAATGAATCTATTATGGCAAACAAGCTATCAATTCATCGCTACAAGGATTATGTCTTAAAGAGAATGATAAAGTCTAAACTAGAGACACTAATTGCGTCTGGTAAAATTGATGCAGACAAGCCAGTTTCTCTGCGAGTCTACATTGACCAGCAGCATACATCAACCAACGGATATTATAAACTCTCAGATAGTATTCGAGAGGAGCTAATACACGGAATTCGTAATTTTGATTACGGTATGTTTTACCCTCCGATATTGTTTGCCGACTTCAAAATTGACATAAAGTTTTGCGATTCATCCCTAGATTATCTGGTTCAGGCAAGTGACATTCTAGCTAATCGCTTATGGTATGGCAGGAACTTCAATCGTCCGAAGCTCTATACTAATATTCCATATCATAATGATATTTTATTGCCATAATGCTTGCGCCATTATGCTTAGCATGGTAGTATAGTGGTACAGACGTAAGTACTGTTACACAGCCATAAGCGATCAAATTGATTAAGCGTATTGTAAATACGTCGCCTGGTTGGGATAACCCTTCTGATTCAGAAGGGTTATTTTTGTTCATCGACTATTCGTCCTTACGCTTGCTCCTCATATTCAGATTCTGACAGTGGCGCGTGATGTTTAGCTATCAGGATGTATGCCTTGTATTCTATTGCTGGCTTTATCACGCTGACATAATGCCCTAAATGCAATCTGCCTGACGGCCGAAAGCCTACTATAGTATTTTACTCATATCTTTTATTTGTGCACCCCATATACTTATTTATTCTTTTTCCACCAATAATATACCTTGTCGTTGCGCGGCACATATTGTTCGTTTCCTGTAGTCTTTGGAGCAAGCAACTCATCTAGCTCTTTATTCCATCTCTCAAGGTCTCGCTTGTAATTATTGATAATTTGCTTTACGATATCATCTTCATGTTCAACCACTTCAGGCTCTCTGTTGCTTATGTTGAGTCTTATAAGAATATCGTAGCCACCATATCGATTAAATCTCTCCCAGTACGATATTCTTCCTTCTGCATGATCAATTGATCTTACTAGACTCTCAATGCGTTTTCGCTTACTATTCTTCATACGTTTTCTCACTTAACAAAATTATTTATTGATTAATGTTTCCATTCTCATCTCTCTTCAGATATTTACGCACACCGTCATTTCCTAGACAATAGGGTGTTTCGTGTATAGTTTTTGGTATTTGATATACATAATCTTTACCGAAAACTCTCTGGCAGACTTGAGTCTCAGTTTCTCTTTTTACTTCTAGCGCTTTCTTGTTTTCCTCCTGTCTGGATATTACAAGTCCTATGCAGGTGACTGCCACGACAAAAAGCAGTATGACAGCTATATCCGCATCGTTGTTATCTTCCATTTTGAATACCTTTCCTTTTCTTCTCTAACTCCTTAAGTTTTTCAGCGACAGCTTTGGCATATCCACCATAAGTATCCTTGCAATGCTTATCTAACAACTTAATTATTTCTTCTAGTGAATAGATGCATTTCGGATTACGCTCTTCTAGCGGACCATAGCAGCTACAATGACCTAATTCTATAAACATAAACTTACCATTTCTGTCTTTGAGTACTGCCGCGCCTTCACCTGACCACATATCCTGAGCATAGCTACAGATAATATACTCGTAGTCTTTTTCGTCTAGATATTGCAAGTCATCGTCATCTATCTTGCTAGGTTCCGTGTCTGGGTCATATGCTTCCTTGCGCTCTACGTTATAGATTTTCATGCTTCTCCTCTACTACAATCTCACCTTTTCCATCTTCTTTACCTACACATTTTACAGTATCTCCAACCTTATATACTTCTTCAATTTTATATAGGACATTGTTTCTACCCGTGTAAGTAAAATTTGGAGCAGCACCTCCGAATAATCTTTGAGTAGACTGCATCAGATCGATTATGTCTGGTGGCCTATTTTCTGCTATCCTTTTATCAAGCTCAGTAAACATGTCTGACGCAGCGTTAATACCACGTTTGTATTCTTTCTGTAGTAGTTTCTGAATCTGCTCCTTCGCTTCAGTGATTTCACCGCCAACTTTGCGCTTCTCGCCACGTTGAATCATGGCTTCATGTTCTCGGCCGAGTTGATATTGCGCGAATAGAATGTCATCTAGTGTCATTACCTTCCTCCTTTTTCATAAATTACATAACCACCTGGCAAATTCATATACTGAATCTCGTCAAATCGTATTAGTACGATCTCACACCATGATTGCGGCGGACAGGTTGGTTTCATACTCTTAGCAGCCTTTCTCGTGTCTTATATGTCAGCAAAAGCTACAACCCGACCAGCATCATCTTTGTAAGGTTCGACCTTACGCTCTTTATTACTGAGTTTTCTTACAAGATATAGCACCTTCATTAACTTAATCTTTCTACTTCCTTAAACCTTTCAGCAATGTCCTTTCTTAATGATTTACTAGATTCTGGGTCATATCTCACATCCACAAAAGACATGTCCCTAATGAGGCGCGTCATTTCGTAGTTTCGCATGCTATCGTCTCGGATAAGGCTTATAGCGTGCCTGCGCACTTCTTCAAGCTCACAAATGTCTCTCGCATGCTTAGTGCAGAAATGCTTATAGCCAGAGTGTTTGCTGTATGCTATCCACTTATGACATTTGTCACACTGGATAGATGGTCTTGATTCATTCTTCGTCATTTCTTTTATTTAACTCCTCAACAACGTTGCGAACGAATCGCCCTACGTGTATTCTGGCGCATGTTTCAGCGTTGTTTTTGCTCATCTTAGTTTTCTTCCGTAGCACCTTTTGCATATCGAAGAATGTGGGAGCAACAATGTCGGCAAAATATTGTCCGATAGCCGCCTCTACTGCGTGCTGATTGATTACCGTTTGGCAGTAATTCTTATCGTCAAAGTTGCTCAGTAATAGGTCTACATATTCGGCAGATTCCATACTTGAACGTTTTGCTATTGAGACGCCTTCTTCTGATAGTTTATTTATTTCGTCTAGCCATTTTTGATCTTGGTCGGATATTTTAGTACTCATTCTCAACTCCTTTCACTTTCATTTCTCCTCCAATAGTTCAGAGTCTTCGTGAATATTGCCAACAACCTCTAGGTTTGTTAGTTCAAAGAGAGGCTCAGCCACGCCTGCGCACTCACCCACAAACCCACCCTCAGAAAACTTAACCACCCAGTACTCAACAGGCTCGCCAGTGTCGTCTATAAGAATGTCGCCCTCGTAGATTTCTGTACCGTTCTTGTCTTTTAAGTTTGTGAATTGCTCAACGATATTACCTTCATCAAGTGACCAATATGGTGGTGATTGAACAGTCATAACCTCACCTACTAACGCAAAGCCATAATACGGCAGGGCGTCCTTGCTACTTGAGGCAAGCCATTCATTCTTAACTCCGTCCCATATTCTAAACTTAATATCACGCATTATTTTTTCTCCACTTCATTTAACTTACGTAGTACTCTCTCTATAGTCAACCTAAGAACAATAGAGTATTCATAATTGCGCAGATTCTCGCGACCGTAAATCTCCTCAGCCCGAAATATATATTCAATGGCCATCGAATATATGACTTGCTCCAACGAGTGAGTACACATCAAATCGCCATCCTCTAACGGAGTATTACTGAACGCATCCCAACAACGTCGGTCTTTCAGCCATGTGAGTGCAAATTTTCCAGTAGTGTCCTTAAACACCGCTACGCCACCATTGGCTAACCCATTATGTTTATAGTCATAAATAACATACTCATAGTTATCCTTGTGACTACTTAGCACAGATAGGATATTTCTATCTAGCTTTTGGAAATTAGGATTATCACTTCGTGATTTAGCGTAGAGCTTGTAGATTTTCATATTTTCTTTCCCATCCTTGTAACATTTCGTGTAGTTTACTTCAACCTCTCGACCTTAACGTTATCAACACAATGCCAAGGAGACAGGACCATCGTAAACACCTTGCTGCTTGTAACAACCACCTTGATATTCTTGTCTTTCGCGGCTTCATTCACTAATTTGATATATGGCGAATTTGGCGGCAGACAGAATCTACTGATATTTTCTCCTGTTACTATAGTATTTTCTGACGCACGGATTCTGAAATACGTGTTGCCAGTGAATATGCTATTGTTTTGGTTGTTATAAACAATTCCAGAAGCTATAGTTTCAGAAGTTTGCAAACGGACTGACAATATACAGTAAATAGGAACTACAATCATTAACGTTATTAGAATATGTTTCAAAAAATTTCTTATTTTAGACATATCAATCTCCTTGTCTTACCATTTTCCTCAACCGCAGAACTGGACGGGTATACAACGACCTGCCATAAGTGGGGCTTTTCTTGCCTGACTACTCCCTGTTGACGTAAATGCGTTACGTCGGGCTACATTGTATGGAACAGCTGTAATTTCACTGCTCAAGGTGCGATGTCGGCAGTTACTCTTTTACTTTTGGTTGAAGACTAGAGCTTTGATAGCCGCACCACAGTCTCCACCTCAAACTCTCAAGTCATTTATATACCCGATTGGCAACACCAGTTTTTGTATATCATTAAGTGAGTTAATTACTTTAAGGTTTGATGTTGCCAGTTGAACAGACGATACACGTTGCACTGCAGGTTGCTTCAATTCCAGCTCACAACGTTTCACGGTTTGAGACAACGCACCGGGCGGGTGTGGTGCGCCGACAGAAATGAGTTGTGCATATCATCTGTCCAGTTCTGCGGTCGAATTGTTAATGTTCTACTGGGTACGATTTGTACCCGTTTACTTGAGGTATTTGTCTTTTGAACAAGTCAAGTATGTAATTTGACGTGGTTTTAATTCGTTCAAACGAACAACCTCACCACAGTGCAGAAAATAGACAAGTCCATTCGGGGCTACTCGTATTCGTCTAATTCCGTGCGTACCTAGATTCCATTGAATGTAATCCCAACCGAATAATTTATGCCATAACCTCCACACAAAAACCCCTTTCTGTTACTTTCGTTTACTGATACGACCGCCTTTTTTACCTGCACACTTTTTTACAAAGTGAGGACCGTCGATTAGATCGCAATCGCATTCGATATCTTGTGCAAATCCCTTGTAACTTCCGTGGCTTGCAAATGTAGCAGAGCCACCCTTTCGTCCGATTTCCGCATAGAAGTTAGGGTTGCTTGCTAAGTTTTTTGCGGCGGCTTTCTTACCACCAATCGTATTGCCAGCCATACTTTACTCCTTTACTCCAAAATGTTTCATCCAATCTTCTCGATTTTCTCTTATAGATTTTTCAGCTTCTTCTTTGGTTGCATAGCGTACGATTTCACCAGAATCGTCATAGTCAGTATCGTATGCGTATAGTTCTTTGTCCTTGTAATTGTAGTAGACTACCCATCCACCTCTACAATCCTCAAAATCTGGCTCAAAGTTTGAGGTTCGTTGTAGCCTGACTTCAGCTAATCTTCGTTCTTTGGCTTTCCTGCATGCTTCTTCGGTAGGATAGGTATTACCAAATTCAAATCGTCTACGGCGGAACAAACATTCTCCGTCAAAAGTGTTATCATAAATATCTCCGTCAGAGTCCATGTACCAATGCTTTTCGCCTGGTTTAGGCTTCCAGTGGATATTATCTGTCGGTTCTTTTATTTCCTCGAACCACTCGTCAAAATTCTTAATTTCGCTAACAAGCATTGTATTTTTGTTGTTCGAGTCGTATTCTTTCAGGATCTTTGAGCCGTCCACTTCTCTGACTATCTCTTGAAAGATTGCTCCAGCTTTAATTGTAGGCGTATCTTTTAGAAGCTTGTATTTCATGCCTTTATTTCCTTTCCATCTTTGAAACATTTTAGATAACCCATTTTGCCGCCAACCGATTCACAACGAGCTTTAACGTCCATGGCTTGTTTTTCTTCATTAGAACTGATAACAGTTAGAAAAATGAT